TTTCAACAACAGGGTCGCCGTGTTTTGAAACAATGTTTTGCCAATAATTGTTTCTTCTTTTTTTGTCCCAGGCGCGCTTACGCTGTCCCTTGCCGATGTAAAAAAGTCTACCGGCGGGGGTGTAGTGAGCGTAGGTGTAGAACATCAAAATGTCCCCCCCGAAATACCCGACCACACTGGTGTGCCTGCGCCCGCCGACGTGAGCACCTGCCCCGCAGTGCCGTTGGCAATGAAACCGGTCGCGCCTGCACCGGTCTGATACGGGATCTGGGACGCAGCGCCGCCTGCAAGGTTTGTGGCCATCCCGACAGCAAGCGTCGATTGAGCCACATACTGTGGGGCAGATGCACCTGCTGCAAGCACATAACCGCTGGACCCAAGCGCCAGCTTGGACAGCGCCGTGCCGCTTGAATAAAATGGCAAATCGCCAGCAGCGTAAGACGTAATCCCCGTGCCGCCTTGCGTGCTTAAAAGTGTGCCAACAATATGGCTCACCTCGGTAGAGATTATTTGAAGCGACACCAACAACGTTCCGTTTGATGGATTTGCCCTCAAAACAACACCGACTTGTACAGAATAATTTGGAGCAATAGGCTCGGTTGCCGTATAAGTTCCCGCTGATGTAGCCGATAAGAAAACAGCCTGGCCTTCAGTGAAGGCCGAGGTATCGAGACCGTTTACCAAGCCGTTGATGGTCACATAACCAAAGTCATTGTTGGCTATTGATGTCGTGGTAACGCCAATAATATCGGCAGTATTAAACGCCGTTGCGATTGCAAGCGCAATTGTTGGAGTGTTTCCTGTCGCACCATTCACATACACCACAGTGCCGTCAGGGATGGTTGCCCCAGTCTGGTTGCGAACTCGGACAATTTGCTCTTGTCCAACGTTCACCTTCATCTGCGAGTTGTCGTTGTAGTAACACAACGTGTTGTCAGATGAGTTGTAAAAAACGCGCCCCTCTTGATATGTGGGGTTTCCTGTTGGTGTAAATTGAATGTATGGATTCGCACCGTCAATCGTGGGTCCCGACAGCACCGGTCCGTTGGCAAACACCAGCGACCCGCTGCCGGTCTCGTCCGTCATGGCCAAAGCTAGGTTGGCAGACGACGGCGTGGCCGCCCAAGTGCCCACTGCAGGCACAGAGAATGAGATCGTGCCGGTCGTGGTGATCGGGCCGCCAGTCAACCCGGTGCCGGTGCCAACACTGGTGACAGTTCCGGCGTATTGATCGGACGAGCTAATCGTAAAGTTTGGGTAAGTCCCAGTGATCGTGGTCGTGCCACCCTGAGTTAGCGTGACCAGTTGGTCGGGCGCGGTGTTGGTGATCGTGATCGCCGCCGAGCCGTTGTAACTTACGCCACCAAGGCCTGAGCCAATGGTCAGCGCAAACAGATTGTTCCCCAGCGAGACTCCGGAGATCGTACTAAAGCTCAGCGCTGCATTCGGGATATTCGACAGCGTGTTCAGCGACGCGTCGATGGTTTTGTTTGTGAGCGCCTGCGAGCCGGTCAGCGTCACGCCGTCCGTGATGCCGTAGCCCGCGATCGTGGTGGGCGTGCCGGTCACATTCAGCCACGCAGGCGTGACGTCCACAGCGTTGGCGCTGGTCACCACGCCTTTGCTGTTCACCACCAGCACAGGCACCTGCGTGCCCGAGCCGTAAGTCGCAGCCACCACGCCCGAGTTGGGCAGGTCGGCGTTGACCATTGTCCGGAACACCGGGTCGGCCACGCCACCAGACGTCGGTCCGGCAAAAAAACTGTTTGCCGCCACGGGGGCCAAAATCAGCGTTGAGCCCCAGGTGGGCGCGCCGGTGCCGCCAGACACCAGCACCTGGCCACTCACACCCGCTGTGCCAACATAAAAGCCGTCCGCGCCGGACCAAATGACAGCGCCAGGCTGCATCGTCAGGCTTCGGCCGGTTCCGCCTTGGTCGATCGGCAAGATGCCGTCGATCTGGGTCTGGTCGGCCAGGTCAACCGCTGGGTGGCGGTGGTCCGAGCGCGACAAGGTCAGCGCCGCACCAGCCGAGCCAGAGCCGGTACCGGTCAGCGGCGTGCCACCGTAATTCACCGCAAGCGTGACGTTCGAGGACAACGGGCCACCGCCGGTCAGGCCGTTTCCAGCGATCACCTCGCGGCTGGTGGGCACGTAGCCGGAAATCGAGATCGGCACCGACGTCGCAGCCATCACGCGGCCCGTGGCGTCAACAGTGAGCTGCGGTACATTCGAGCCGTCGCCATACACACCAGGCGTCACGCCCGAGGCGGCCAGCTGCGTGGTACCAATGCCGCCTGGGGCAACCGACAGGGTCACGTTCGAGGACAGCGCGCCGCCGCCTGTAAGCCCCGTGCCAGCAATCACCTGACGCGAGGTCGGCACACCGGCCACCTGCAGCAGGTCACCGGCGCGGATTTTGTACGTCACGCCCTGATAGACGCCAACGAGTAGCGTGTCCTCCGACGGCAGCGTCAACGGAACCGGCAGGTTCGTGATGCTGATCGGGATGAGGTTTGATGGGACTTGGGCCATTTTTTAATCCACAACGAACAGGAAGCGTTGCCCGTCCTCAGAAACAATGAACTGCGTGCCGTCCTGCGTGATCAGGCCCGAAGGATTGGTGGTCACCGGCACATCCGGGCGCACAAACGGCAGCACGATCTGGTCCTCCTTGCGCGGGGCCAGACGGTAAGGGTCGTAGTCGTCCGTGTCCTCGTCGCACACCATGAGCGCCGGGTAATTGGGGTCCGGGTGCAGCTCGGCCAGCACAAACTTTCGCGAGCAGCGTGCGCAAATGCCAAGCCCGTAGGTTGATTCGCCGGTGGGGTCAATGAAGCGCGGCATGGCTTACCTTGTGTAGCAACCGATGCCGGGGTTGATGTACGTTGGCGAGCCGTCGTTGTCGCCATCCCACGCTGCCTGGCGCGCTACAAACCATTTCTGATCCAGCATGCCGACCAAGTTGGGGTCAACGGATGGAGTCTCGGCGGCCACGCGAGCAGACAGACCAGCCGTGATCGCCTCAAGCCAGCGCTGGGGAACCTCGACGTCCTGCCGCAGGTTCTCGGTGTCCATGATGTGGCGGTGACGCCAGACGATCAGCTGCTGGTGCTCAGCGGCCAGATTCGGGCTTGGCCACAGATTCATCACCGGCCGGGGCAGGTCGCGCTGGAACCAGTAGGTCAGCGGGCGGCCCAAGAACACCTTGTTGCTCTGCGCCACGTAGGTGTCACGGTTCAATTGGCCCATGGGGATTTCCTGCGGCAGTGTGCCCAGGTAAACCTCCTTGAGCAGCATCGGAGAGGTGCTGGTGATGCGGAAGAACTCGCGAGCGCGAGCGGGGACAATATCCGTCCAAGTCCAATCGCCTGCTGCGGCATCCGTTGTTTGCGTTCCGACTGGGGCCCAAATGATGCCGTCGGCAGAGGTCTCGAATGTCAGGTCAACAGCCGCGCCAAGCCACTTCATGCCCACCGTGTTGACTGTGCCCACGCCCCCGTCTTGGTCTGTGAAGTCCACCGTGTAGCTGGTGGGCAGCGACACCGTTGCCCCGGTCAGCTCCTGCAGCGTGCGCAGGTTAGCGTTCAGCACCTCAACGGTGCCATTGGTCAGCGTGACGATGGGCTGACCCTCGTAGAACGGGTAAATCTGGCGCTCGATGCACCAGCTCGGTGTTTTGGTGTTTGCCAGCTCGCTGAGCAGCAGGTACAGCGATTCAAGCGCGTAGGCTTGCATCTCGGATGTGATGGCCTGGGCAGGCAGGCGGCAGCGCCGGAAAGCGTGATCGACGACTTTCAGTGCGTTGAATGTTGTGCTGCTGATGCTGCCGGAAAAGGCCATGCTAACTCCGTGTTGGGTCGTCAGATGGCCGCCGATTCAGCGCGCCCGTTTGGGTTGTGGAATTGTAGATCAAGAGGTCACAAGGCGGCAAACATGCCGCCCCGCTCTCGATCAGCTCTTGTAGGCCTTGCCGCCGCACATCATCTTGGCCACCTTGCCACCAGACTTCATGGCCAGCATCGGCTCTTTGGAGGCGACGGGCCCAGAGCGGCGAGCAGGAGCCATGACCTTGCGGCTTGTCTCCATAGCCTCGCGGCGCATAGTTGGCGTGGCCGCCATCTCGCGCTTGTCCATCGCCTCGACGCGAGCCACCTTGCCGCCCTTGTCCAGCTTGAGCGAGGGCAGGTCTGGAGCCACAGGCTTGGAGCCCTTGATGCCAGGATTCTTGTTGCCCTTGATGCCCAGCTTGCTGGTGTCGGGAATCATGGTTTTGCCCATGAAGCCAGGAGCCTCAACCTTGCCGCCTTTGGCCAGCTTGGTCATCGGCTCGCCCTTGTGCAGCGCCTTTTCGTGCTTGTGCACAGCGGCCTTCACCATGGCCTTGTCCTGCTTCATGTCAGCCTTGACGCTGCCGCCCTCTGCGTAGCAGGAGCCGCCCTTTGCATAGCCCTTGCCGGACACCTTGCCACCCATGGCGTATTTCACCGCGCCGCCATCGGCTTTTTTCTTGCCGAAATCAAACTCTTTAACGTATGTGCAGCCCATGTTTCTCTCCAGTCAATCGCGCTCGTGTGTTGGCGCTTTAAGGTTGTCGATCTTGCGCTCAAGCCGATCAAACCGGTCCATGAGCTGTTGCATGTCAGCGCGAAACTCTGAGCGCGTGATGTGGTCTCGGGCGACCTCCTCGCGGGTGCGGTTGAGCAAGATGCTCAAACGATCCAGCTCGTCGAACCGACCTTTAAGTAAAAAGCCCATCACAGCCACCACAGAGCTCAAGACAATATTCCAGACCATCATCTCCATGTCTGATGGCTCCGGTCATGTGTAGGCAATGTTCACCGTACCGGCCGCAACAACCACCAGGCCGTTGTTCGCCGCAATACCGTGGCTGGCCCATGTGGCAATCTCACCGACCACCATGGTCTTGGTGTAGAGAATGTTTCCACTGGCTGCAGACGCGCTGTCGTAGACCGTGACCGCGCCTGCAACGATGCAGGTCACGGAAAACAGTCCGGCGGGGGTTGGCTTGATCACAGCGGTTGCGGCTGCAACCTGCTGATAGCCTAGTTTGTCGGTCATCATGATTTGATCTCCTGGTTTGAATGAAACCCCGCCGTTAAGCGGGGTGCGTCATGAAGCAGGAAATCAGCTCAGAGCCGCGCCAACGGCAGTCACCCAAGCAGCGCCGGTGCTGATCACAACGCAGTACTCGTCGTTGCCAGCGCCGTTGTCGGAAATGACGTAAGCAGTACCAGCTGCAACACTGGTGGCTGCTGGCAGGTTGGCCGTGGTGGTCACGGGGAACAGGAAGCCAGCGTTCGATTTAACTGGGCCGGAAAAAGTGGTTTTAGCCATGATGTGTCCTCACATGCGAGTTGTGCGCAGCCGTCTGCATGTCGTCGGCCAGGGCGGGCCGTCTGCTGCGCTGAATTAAAGGTGCCCAACAAAGCCCCCGCCTTTTGAGCAGGGGCTTCAGTTGGCATCTTAGACGCCAGCGGTACCGAACACGCCGCGTGGGTCAGTCCAGCCCAGAACGTAACGCTCTGTGGCCTTGTAACGCATGCTGTCGGTTTCGAAGTCGCCTTCCATGGATTTCTCCAGGCCGCGACGCATCAACAGCTTCAGACCTTCGGGGGCGTCGGTCTGAATCCACCAGGCTGTGGTGGAGGTGATACGCGAGAGGTTGGCTTGGCCATCGGCCAGCAAGCCCATCGACTTCACAGGGTTGATGTCGTTGTCAGCGGTGCCTGTACGCAGCACAGACTTCAGCAGAACTTCAGCCTGGAACACGTTGGAAGGACCGGAGACGATCTTCTTGGGTGTCAAGCGGATACGCTTGCCGTTGTTGTCAACAGCGTTGCGGATCTGGATGAGCATCTGCTCCAAGGAGGTCTGCGACAAGGCAGCGGCGGTGGCCAGCTGGTTGCTGAATGTGCCGTTGACGATGGGGTGAGCCGTAGAAACCAAGGCCACGCCGTCACCACCGGTGTACGCGCCGTTGAAGGCACGGTTCAGGATGTTGGCTGCCAAAGTCTCTTTGGTCTCGATCAGCGACTGCGCCAGGTGCTTGGCATAGGTCTGACCGATACGGATGTGGTCGCCGTCTTCAACCAAAACTTTGGTCAAAGCGAAGGCCAAGCCGTACACCTTGTAGAGGTAGCGCTGCAGGAACAGGACGCCACCGGATTGGTAGGTCACTGCCATGCCGTCAGGCAGCTCAGGCGCAGCACCGAAGCCGTACAAGACGGGCTCTTCGTGGTAGTTGCGTGGGATGCCTTTTTGCTCGCGGAACACTTGTTTCCACTCGTCAGCACGTTGCTCATAAACGCCGTCGAACACTTCGTTCAAGATCGGCTCGACTACGGAACGGAAGTCCGTACTACGCATTGGGGTTGCCATGGTTCAGCCCTCCTTAGATGCTGTTGACAGCTGCTTTGTAGGCGTGTTCGTTGATGCGAACAGTGGCCGTGACATAAGCGTCAGTCAGCGAGTCGTTGATGTTGTATCCGAAGCCGGTGATCTGGAACTGGCCAGATGTGGTTTGGATGGCGGTGAGTTGTGTGTTGGACAAGCCCGTCTGGGTGCTGCCGCCAGGGGAGGCAACAGTCCAGTCGCACTCTTCGCCCACTGCGGTTTGCACCGTGGTGGAGCCAGGAGTACCTGGGTTGGTGTACTGCACATCAAACAGCGTTTCTGGATCGTCGTACACCCAGGCAATGATGTTGGTCGCCGTGACGCCGGAGGGCCAGAAGGGGCTGATGGTGGGGCGGCCAGTGGCATCGTTGTACTGGCAACCGGCGAAGATACCCAAGAGGGTAATGCCGTCGGTGGTGCCAGAACGGGTGCCGTCAGAGGTGCCCAGTTGAATAACGCCAGCGTCAGTCAGCTTCACGGGGTCACCCGAGAAGATGTTGGCGGCATAGGCGCTTGCTACGGTGTAGGCCTTCGGACGCATCTGACCACTGTTGTGGAAAGATGCACGAAAGCCAAAAGGTGCGCTTGTCGAGGACATAGTGCGGACTCCTTGTGGGTTGAATGGACTGAACTGTTCAGGTCAGCTCAAACTGAGCGGACCGTCTTTGTCCAATTTCCGTCATGCCATCACCCGCATCCATACGCGAGCCAGAGGCGCGCGCTTGCTGCTCCATGAACTCCGCCGTGTCGGTCAGCTTTTCCTCTTCGCGCAACGGCGCGTCGTGGTGAGCTTCCTGCATGTACTTTTCGTACAGGCTAATCGGGAGTTTGAAAGCGAGCATCTCATTGACGCCGATGAAGCCTTGCCAGTCGCCCGTTTTCACGGTGACATAGTCCCAGCCAGGCACGTCGCTTGGCTTCAAAGGCTCATAACCCAGACGCATACGCATGTGGATGGAGTCACGAGGGTTCGAGGTGGTTAGCCAGCAGCAATGCCAGCCGTCGAGTTTTGGCAAGTCCGGAAGTGAGGACTGGTGGAACTGCTGTCGGAACATTTCAACCCGCTCATCATCGGACAGGGCACGTGATTCGGATACGGCGCGATCTACCATTGCGCGGTTGTCACGGTTGTCACCAGCGGATTTCTTAAGGCGTTCGTCAGACATTTCTCGCTCCTTTCAGCGATTGGGAAAAATTATAGGTCGAATTTGGAAAAACACAACGCGATTTTTTACGCGCGGTTGTTGCGGTCATATTCCGCGTAGCGTTTGACGTACTTTGTGCGCAGGACAGGATCGTCCCAAACACCAGCGTCAATCAAGGCCTGCTTGCGCTCGGGGCTGACATAAACCTCGGTCCGGGTGGACGTCGGCGCATGCTCGCGGCCAGAGCCAATCGCTGGGCCGCCGCGTTGTTGGCGCGGAGGTTGCTGCGACTGTTGCGACTGCTGGCGTGGGGTGCCCTGGGGTTTACTGGTCTCGCGGAAACGCTCAGGCAGGCGACGCGCGGCTCGGTCGCGCAGCTCGTCCCAATACTCCTCGCTGTCAGGCTTGAAGCCCTCGCGCACCAAAGCGCCGTCGATGGCCAGCACGATTGCGCTGTCCTCGTCCTTGCCTTGCATGTCGTACCAAGGGTTTTCCTGGATGAACTCCTTGGCGTAGTGCATCGTCATGTCGTCCATGCCGTCCGCTGGCTTAGTCTGGCGCTGCTGGGCAGCTTGCTGCTTTGCAAACGCCAACTGCTGCGCTTTTTGCATGGCTTGGTCGCGGTAGCGCATCGCCTGCGTTACGTCCTCACCGTTTCCAGCGGCCACGGCCTTGGCAATCACGCGCTCAGCCATTTCGGCCTCTTGACGGGCGTTGTTGATTTGCGCGTCAAACTGAGACAGGTCAGCTTGGTGCGTGCGCTGCTCAACGCTGCCGATGCGGCGCTCGAGCTCGTCGTTGCGCTTGCGCAGGAAGCTCAGCTCCAGCTTGTCGCGGCTGATGGCTTCGTCGCGGCGCTTTTTGCGATCGAGTTTTTCCAGGCGGCGGCGCTCACGGATTGCCTCGCGCTCGGCATCTGTGCCGTCTACGTTGCCCTCGTCGTCGTTGCCTGACAGGCGTGCATCGCCTTCGTCGTCGTTGTCGTCTTGGTTTTGGTTGACGTTTGGCTGGTCCTCAACGATTACGATTTCTTCGTTGTCAGGACGCTCGTCATCTTCTTTCAGTGTTGGCATGGTTTGCTCCTTGGTTTATTGACAGGCCTCGCACGAGCCTTCGCTGGAAATGGCGCTGGCTTTGCCGAGGGGGAAGTCGTTGTCGGCCGCAGCAATGACAGCCAATCGGCCGCGCAGCTCATAGCCCATCAACGGCCAAATTTTCTGCACGGCGTTGGCGCGAGCTACCTTGCGGCCGATCTCGGCGTCGAAGTTCTCGGGGCTGGCGCAGGCCGACTCACCAGTGACGGTGAAGCCGTTTTTCAACACCAGGACGCAGAAGGTCAGCAGGTCGAGGGGAGCCTTTGCGCCTTCAAACGAGCCGACAACGATCTCGGGCGAGTGCTCTTTGGCTTGCGCAATCACAGCGCCAAGCGTGCCCTCGGCTGCCGTGAAGTAAACCTCCTCGACGATATTGGCCTCGATGTCTGCAGGCGTGATGCGTGGGGCGGTTTTGCCCTTGGCTTGGATTTCAGCTTCGATTTGTGCGTCGGTGCTCATGATGCGTCCTTTGTGGGTGAGGTTGGGCGCAGGGCGTGCACCACTGCGCGGAAAATGAAGTCCTTGGCCTGCTGAGCTTGGGGCAGCATGTCAAACGGCACGATGCAGTGGTGCGTCTTGGCCTCGGGGTCTTTGGTGGGGCCGTAGACCCAACCCTCGGCAACCTTCTGCGCCATCCAGCTCTCATGGCTGGCCTCTGGGCCGACGTTGTTGTCGCAGTGCAGGTTGACGCCCATCATGGCGCTGTCGCGCTGCCACTGGGGTGCATCTTCCCAGGATGGCTGGCTCATGTCGCCCAGGGCTTCGCAGTAGGCGCGGTTTACTTCGTGGCAAACGCGGGCGATCTGTTCGCGGCTCATGATTGAATGCTCCAGTCCTCGGCCAGCACGTCGTTGACACTGGGTACCCAAGTGCTCACAGTGTTGTCCACGTTTTTGATCGCCATGTAGGCGTTGTATGGGACCATTGCGCCTTCGCCGAAGTGACTCTTGGCCGCGCCGGTTTGCACAGGGTAGCTATTGGCGGGGACGTAGTAGACAAACATGCCCTTGCCATTCCAGCCAGCGCGGGCGACCTTGGCTCCTCGCTTCATGGCCTCAATCGCCAAGCCGAATGTCATGGCGCTGCAGGGGCGGTAAGCGTCCTCAAATGCAGCCTTGGGCGACCAGCTCTTGTAGCCGTCGGCATAGGTCACGTTGTAGCCTTCACCGCCTGGGCCTGTTGCTGGCTCCGCGTGAATAACCTTGGTTCCGATGTAACGTTCCATGTCAGCCTCCCGTCAGATGAACGCACGGATGGCCAGCGGGTCGCCGGTCACCTGGCCGATGATGTCCAGATCGTTGAAGATCACGAACAAAGCGGACTCGCCGTTGGACAGCGGCACTTCCCAGCGGTCGCCGCCGTACTTGGGCACGCGAACGTAATCACCGGGTGTGCACCAGCTGCCCTCGGGCCACGGGTCCATGGTGTTTCGGTTCTTGAAGGCAAGGGCACCAACGGAGACGACACGGGCAACTTGGGTGTTCCACTTTTCAGTGTCCCGCGAGCCGTTGTCGATGATGATGCCGGAGGCCGTTTTTGTCCGAGGGGTGCGGATTTGCACCAGGACACGGCTTCCAAACGGGGTGATGCCGGGGTCGGCGGTGGGGAACGCTTCAGCAAACGCGTCTGAGGTCATCTTCTGCTCCTTTCAGCAGGTGTTGTCGGCCGCCACAACGGCTGCCGTCCAATCGGGTCGGTGGCCACAACGGCCACCTTCAAAAAATCAGCACAGACCAGTGCAAATCACAGGTCTCGGTCGCCGTGGCGCTCGTCGTCCAGAAGGTCAAGCAGGGCTCTGATGGCAGCTTCGTATCCAGCAACCATGCCCACTCGGTATCCGTACTCGAAAGCGTCACGCTCGACCGGGCGCTTGAGGGCTTCAAGCGCAAAAACCTGCTGGTCAGCTTTGAGCTTTCCGAGCAGGCGATCTTCGATGGCCATTTAGCAGGGCGTCTTGGGCATCGATGGGGCGGCCGGGGTCGTCTGGCCGTTGACGGGTTGGCCAGCGGCCATGCGGTGGTGCTGCTTGACCAGCGCGCCTGTCATTGGCACGGTGCCTTGGGTGGGTTTGTCGCTCATGGGATGCTCCTTGTGAAAATTAACGTGTACCGGGGTTGATGCCAGTGCCTGTGCTCACGGCGACTTTCTCGCCGGAGGCAATTTCTGCCGCTGCCAGGCGCATGGCCGTGGCGTTGTCGTCCGAGTTCATCTGCAAGCGGGACGCGATTTCGGCCTCTGTGCGTTGGCTCTCGGCCATCTGGCGAAGCTGCTCGCGCTGCATGTCCTCTGCGCGCGACTGCTGCTTGTCTGCCAGGCCAGCGGCGTCGGTCTGCGCCTTCTGCACAGCCTTCTGCTGCTCCAGTTGCAAGCGCGCTTGGTCGGTTTGGGTGCGTTGCTGAAGGGCCAGTTGCTGCACCTGCGCATTGAGCTGCGCAATCTGCATGCTGTTGTCCTGCGGCATCTGGGGAGGCTGGGGTGCAAACTGCTGCGCCATCTCGTCGATCTTGGCCAGCTCCTGCGCAAACTGCGCCAGCTGCTGCTCGATGATCTGCTGCACGCGCACGATGACCTTGACCTGCTGCTCAGAGTCGCTTGTGATCAGCTGCTCGCGCTCGGCGCGCTGCACGGCCTCGTGCGCTTGCGTCAGGTAGAAGTTGAGCAGGTGGTCACGCAGGTGCATTGCCATCGGGTACAGGTAGCTTTTGACGATCGACGGGTTCATGCCAAACACCGGCGACTTCAAAAACGCCAAGTGCGTCTGGATGTGCGCCACATGATCCTGCTGGGGCAACACATAAACCGGGCGGCCCATTGAGGCGGCCACGTTTTCGCTGACCGGATCGACGTCGTCTTTTCCAGGCTGAGGCTGCAACACATCTTCTGGGTTGAGCTTCAGGTTGCGCAGGAACATCTCCTCGACCTTGCGCATGTCGTACATCTGCGGCAGCGTGGCAGCGCGGGACTGCACGGCTTGCACTTGGGCAAAGCGCTGAGCCTCGCTGAAGATGGCCGGGTCGGACACAGGCACAACGTCCATCGGGCCGTCAAAGTCCTCGGGCTTCACATCCAGGCCGTTTTCCATGGCCTCAATGTCTTCTTCCGTCAGGTACGCGCTGTTGATGCGGTGCAAGATGCCAAACACCCGGGCCATGCTGTTGTGCAAGCGCGAGTGGATGGAGCTGAAAACAACCATGCCCTGCTCGATGAGCGCCAGGGTCGTGCCCACCGGGGCGTTGGGGTTTTGGTCGGACAGCTTCTCAAACGAGGTCTGCACCACGCCCTTGCCAGCGTCAACCAAGAAGCCAAGAAGCTGGAACAGCGTGGGGCTTGGGCCGTTGAACGGCAGGGCCATGGCCAGCTTGCGAATGTCGTCGACCAGAGCGCCGCCCTCGATCTCGACCACCTCGGTCGGCTGCACGTTGATCGTCTGGCCGCCAGGCCCGCCCTTGAGTTTCAAGAGCGTCGGGATGTTTTGGATGTGGGCGGAGTCCAGCAACGCACGCAGTGCACCGGTGGCCGCGCCCGACAAGCCGCCGATCATGTGGGTCAGGCCAATCGGGTACGCGCCGCGCCAAGGCACGAACGGGAACTCGACAATCCAGTCCAGCTCCTTGCGGCGTCTGTCCTCTGGCTCCCAGTTGCGGTACAGCGAGAGCGCCTTGCGTGTGGACTTGTCGATGCTGATGATGTACGGCTCCACGCCGTCACCAAAGTCCAGGTGGGTGTAAACCTCGAAGATGGTCCGCAGGCCGTCCTCGTTGTAGCTGGTGTCCTCGCGGCCCTCGATCTTGTCGTTGGCAATCGTGGCCTTGCTGAACTCGACCTGATCGGGCGAGCCAATGTCCACCTCGGCGTACATGCCCGCCTTCATGCGGCGGTTGAACTCGAACTTGGTCACGTATTGCACGTGCGTCTTGCGCTCGGCAGAGTAAAAGTTAGTGGCCGCAAACGGCAGGTAAATGTCGTCGATGGCGATGAACTCGGCCGTCGGACGATTCCACTGCGGGGACCACATGAGCTTGAGGTACTGACCGCCGCCCAGCGGCAGTTGCGTCGACAGCTGCTCGAGCTCGCCACGGAACTCGGGCATCTGCTGGGTTGTCTGCCAATTCATGAACTCCGACTTGCGGCGGGCTTTGTCCAGCTTCTCCGGATCCGCCGCGCCCTGAATCTTGGACTTGACTGGGCCGGAAGGCGGGAACACCTCCTTCATGAAGCGGGCGCTGAAATCGACGCAAGCCTCGACCAGCATTGGGTGCACGACCTTGTTGGCCCCAGAGAACTGAGCGCCACCAGGGGCGTCGTCGCCGAGGCCTGTGCGGCGCAGGCCCTCTTCGTAGAGCTTGTCGCGCTTGGAGCGGGCTTCTTTGTCGCGCTCGATCTTGTCGAGCAGGTCAACAACAGCGTCGCTGAGCATGCTGCGATCGACCTCGTCGACGATGTTGGCGAAGTGAGCCTTCTTGTCGGCCACTTCGCGCTCGTTCTTCATCCGGACAACAGCGCCGCCGTCTTCGGTGTCCTCAACATCCATCTCGTCGTCGTCGGGCATGGAGACGGTTTCGCCTCGCTGCTCGTCGTCGCCTGGATTCTCGTCTTCGCCTTGGTTCAGGAGTTCGTCCGCCATTGTGTTCAGCCTGCGTTGAGTGCGTGGAGCTCGTCCACGATGGATCCGATTCTAGCCGGGTCGAAGTCGCCTGTGTGGAAATTCGCACCATCGACCAGACCGCCGGAGGCGAAGCCTTCGGGTGATGGGCCGCCCAAGAAGTCGCGCATCTCGTCTAGGCTCATGTAACGCTGGGCGTTTGGTGCTGAATCAACAGCGGTGTTGAAGTTGTCAATTGCCTGCTGAATGTTTCGCTCGGGTGAAACCTTACCGAGCGCACGCAGCACAGCATTCGGATCCTGAATGTCAATCAAACCGGTGTTTTGCAAGTCACCAACACGCCCCCAGTTTTGCGACCGCACAAAGTCCTGCACCGCTGGCAGGTAGTCCTCCTTCGGGGCCTTGTTGCCCTTGCCCTTGATCTGGACGATTTGGTCTGGCACAGCTTGTTGTTTGAGGTACAACTGAACCGCTGCCTCAAACTCCTCACGCGACGCATCGCCGTATTGCTCGGACAACATTTCACGCACGTCGTCAGGCATGTCTTTCTCGGTGAGCTTACGGCCAGGCGCAACCTCAATCGTCACATGCGGCTGCCCCTTCTTGTCGCGCAGGCTATAAATCTTGGACCGGCCCTCAACCACATCCGGGCAGTAGCCGCCGACGCAATGGCCCATGGTCTCGCCTTCGTACTTGAGGGCGTCGGCCAGGGTTTTGCTGATCTGTGGTTTGTTCTTGGACGCGTATTCATCCGCCAATTGCTGCACGCGTTCTTGCATCGCGAACATGTAATCGTCGCTTTCATCATCAAGACCAAGCCTGCGAACTTCGCGTTCAGCTTGGGTTTGAATTCTCTCTTGCACAGCAGGAGGAATGTCGAAAACGGGGTCCGCATACTCGCCGTGAGTGACAACCTCGTCTTTTGGTTTTCGCAACTCCACCCAGCTCAACCCTTGCTCCGGGTAGTCTTTGTGCAGGAACGTCGCCGCGTTGCGAGCCCGCGCAAGGTCTGCCTCAGCCTTCTGCGCGGCGCGCCACTCGTTGATCTTGGCCACGCGCTCGACGGCCTGGGGCATTGTGACTTTGTCCAAGTCGCTGTATTTCCAGAGTAGGTTTGCTGGCAGGCCGGACTCGGGGTTGACCGCGTTGCGCAGCTCATCGACCAGGTGGCCAAAGCCGAGGTCGTCGGCCATGCCTGACTGCGAAGGCATGTAAACCGGCGTCTCGGGTGGCACCTTTGCCAGCCAAGGCATCTGCTCGGCGTACCCTTGCTGGAGCAGCTGGCCAGCAGGCATCTGGCCCACCGTCAGATCGCTTGCGCCTTCCCAGCTTTTGGCGGCTGGACTTTGCGCGACAGCGGTCTGGCCTTCGCTCATAAAACGGCCATGCAACTCTGGGCGAAAATTAAGCTGCTCAGGATCAACGTGCAAAACGCCACGCTCGGCCAGCGCGCGGACCGGGTCCTCGGGTGTGGCCATCTCGTTCTTGATGTACTTACCCAGTTTGGTTTCGAGCCAGCGGTTCATGGCCGCCTCTGGCAGTTGACGCGCGCGCACGCTTTCGGAAACATCGACGCCCGCACGCTCTGCTAAGTTTTGAAGACCGGTTTCGTTGAGCACCGTTTGTTGCATCGGGTTCACAACCCGCTCAACGCTTCCCGACATCCAGTTGCCGCCCTTGGGCTTCACAACGTGCACAGGCGACCCAGCCAACGCAAAGTCACGCCCAGCGCGCGACACCGCCGACGGCAGCGCAGCAACGGCGCGCAGCGGGGAGCCGGGGCCGGTGTAGAAACCGCCGCCGAGCTGGCTAGCGGTGGTGAATGCACGGCCCGTTGGCGTCTGGTTCAGCTCGCGCATGGGCAGGCGCTTCTCAACGTCCTCGCTGGTGGGCAGGACCGTTTGCTCGTTAAAGCCGGGCAGCATGCGGATCAACGACTCAATGTCGCCAGGCGCACCAAGCACGCCGGAGACAGCGCCGCGCAGTGCGGACAATGGCGCGTCGGCAGCAGCTCGCCTGTCGTTGTAAGCCTCAGGGCGGCGACCAGCGGAGCGGTAGCCGATGAACGGGCGGTTTAACTCATCTGCGCTGACCTCGCCACCTTTAGCTTTGCTGATCCATGGGCGACCTTCGGTGCGACTCATCGCGGCGCGCTCGGCCGCCTGCTGCACAAGGTCTTCAAACTCGCGCTGAGACTTTGCACGCCCAGCCATCTCAATCCCAAGAGCGTTGTTGTGCATGTCTTGCTGGTAATCCGGTGGCATCTCGCCACGGCCAAGCATCATCATCAAAGCACGCATCGGGGATGTGGAGTACTCGTGCGCCTTACCCGCCAGGTCGGCAACCTTTGGTCCGTACTTGCGAGCCATGGTGCCAGCGGCCAGCATGTGACGCGCCGCGTCCTGCCGGTCATCTTGGCCAAGCTGGCCCGGGTACATCTCGCGAGCAACGCTGCCAGCGTATGGCGAAACAGAAAAAATGGATGGGGTGTCTTTAGGCATGGCTTACCACTTCGTTTTGTTGGCCCAGTACGCCGCGCTCGACGGACCCTTGGCGATGTTCTTTGCGTGGCGAGCCTTAAAGCTGTCGCGCTTTGCGGTGGTCGCAGAGGACTCGCCCTCTTTTGGCTTGCCCGCCGTCTTGGCCCCCTGCTCGCCGAAGCGGATCACCTTCTCGG